TACTCTAATTGCGCCAACATACTCATCATAAAAGTGTACATTGTTTGTGCCTTCATCAAATGCAGCTCTTTGCCACATTTCAAAGAAAGTTCTTTGTCTTAAAAATTTGTCTGTGTAAAAAGTAAGTGTGACTTCACCTGAAAAACTTTGAGAATATACAATCTCTCTCTTAGGACCATAAGTTCTAAATGATGTTGTATCTAAGTTTCTACCTGGCATCTCTACTGATTCACAAAATGCTCTAAGACCTCTTTGTATTTGAGTGTTCTTTTGCATCTCGCCAGCTCTTGTACTATTTTTTACTTCTTCTTCAAATATAATTTCATCACCTTCGCCTAAAGGACTTGATGTTGAAAATACACCTGAGGGTAAAACAAAGTCAACTAAAAATCTATTTGGTTTTGCAAAGCCTTCACCTTCAGCAATTGTAGCTAAAACACGGCCAATAGTATTGTCTTTACCACTAGCCAGCATTTGTCTGCCTAGTCTGTTATCGCCTTCGACATTATCTAATGACCTATCTCTTGGTAAACCAAGTCGTATGTCAAAAGGTCCTATTCTTCTTCCGCCTCTAAGTATTGCCATTATGCGCCACCTGTTTGTTGTTGTAGTCTATGTCTATTTGTTAAATGAGCTTCTTCTACTAAAGCCTTATTCTGTCCATAATATTCTACTGCATGAAAATTAGCACACATCAACCTATTTACTGACTTACCATCTATATATACATCACCTAATATTCTTCCAAACTTACCTGTTTCATCACCTTTATAAGTCTTAACTGAAATCTTTTTTGCTTTCTTTAAATGTTCTTTTAAAAATTCTTTTGATAGAAGACCATATTTCTTTTCTTCTAAATCTCTTGTTCTGCTTTCTGGCGTATCTATGCCAAATAGTCTTACTCTTTTTTTGTATAGAATATCAAAACCCATATCTAAAATAACATCTATTGTATCACCGTCTACCACTTTTAATACTTTGTTTACTCTATAACTGAAATCTGTAGGGTCGCCTAGTTTTGCCATTAAATTTTCCTTCTACTGTCAGCAAATACTGAGCCAATACTTTTTTTCTTAAAGTTAGCTACAGGTAAATAAACTGCGATTGCCATTTCGTCTGCGTCAATTCTTCTAAAGTTTGACCTTACATGGCTATACAAATATTTCTTAATTGCCGGTCTTATTAGATTAATGTTTTTAACATCATCATAAGTTGCTAATAATTTTGTTGTACTATCAAACTTCCCATTCGTAGCAAACTTTTGCATACGAGCTAATAATTGATAACGCAACGGATATGGTAAATAATGAAAATTTAAACCAATAAAACCACCTTTGATAGGTTCTAATGGTAACACCAAGGGAAACACATCATAGAAAGGTAAAGTCTGCTTATATTTAGGGTCATAAACAAACATATTCATACGGCCAGCACTAGGTCTAGCGTTCACCTTGCCTTGGGACATCAACTTTTGTTGACTAATTCTATCGGTAATAAGGGAAACTGCGTTCCTATACCAGGTGGCACTTCGTAAAGCGCTACCTTGCAAGTCTTTTAGTGGTTCAAATATATTCTTTGCCATTCCACTATTTATATGTTTTCCAATAAAAAACCCACCGATATTGCTACCGGTGGGTTAAAGTTTTGAAGCGGAGAGATTACTCTTCCTCAGCCAATTTACTAAAGTAATTTAGTGTGTCATCATCATCTGAATCATCCATCACTTCACTTGACTTTGGTTGAGCTACTTCAGCACTTTTCATCTGAGGTTGTGGTTGGCTAGGCGGGAGGTCTGCCGATTCCACAGTTTCAGAGCTTCGTGCTCCTGCAATTACCCTATTCAGTTTCTCTTTGAGTTCATCATAGGTCTTAAAATTGTCAGCAGCAACAAAGGGCTTTAGAGCGTGTTGTGTTGACCAGATTTGTTTAATCTTGTCATCACTTTCAGCAATTGCTGATACACCCTCAAATTCTGACTTATCATAATTCCAATAGCCATCAACTTTTCTTAGTTTCAACTTAAAGTTGGCACCTTTCCAAAAATCAAATGGGTTAATTGGAGTTTCATCTTCAAACGCCGGTTGCATCGCTTCGGTAATCTTATCAAAGATTTTCTTACCAAACTTAAACAAAAATACTTTGCCTTCGTTTTCTGGATGTTTTGGGTCACTTACAACATAGATGTTGCTGTAATAAGAGAGTTTTCTTTTTCTCTTACGAGCAATCTCTTTATCACTATCAACACCTGTATTCCATAGTCTAGTGTTTTCTTCACTAACTGGATCCTTTTGACCTAGTGTTGTTAGAGAGTTCTCAATATACCAACCACCTTTATCTTGGAAGGCGTGAGACCAAACTCTTTGCCAAGGCATATCTTCACCAGATACAGCAGGCAAGAAACGAATAACAGCATAGCCGTTACCTGTTTTGTCCATCTCAGGTTTCCAAAATCTATCGTCCTGATATTTGTTTTTGTTTGATTGGTCCTCTGGATTTAGATTTTGTTCCAGAGCTTTAGTGAGTTTGTCAAAATTACTTGACGAGCTTTTTAATGTTTCGAAATCCATATTTTTCTCCTTGTATTAATCGTATTTCGTATTTGTGTTACCTGTATAATCGGTATCAATATTATTTATAAGACTTCTCATAACATAACACACTTTTTTTTCAAGTGTCCGCCGTGGGATTCATGGATTTACCCACAAGCTTCCGGGAAGAGTCCCATTTCTGAATGAAGATAGGTCCCTACTTACAACTACCCTTGGTGTCTTCAGCCATTCGGCCATAACCCTCCAAGAATATGCCTTACAACCTCTTAATCGTTGTTCAGCCAGACGGACAAATAAAGTTGCAATCTCTATTTGCTTTACACTTATTATCATAATATCACAAACCTAGTCTTTTGTCAAGCCTAGGATAATCAATGTATGATAAATTCTTACCTACAAATTTCTGCCATTCTGGTATCTGTTCAGATACACGGCCGTCTGTAGGATTAACTTTATAAAACTGTATATTAGGGTTCCAATCAAATAGAGTATACCATTGATTAACCCAATTAATATGTGGTGTAGGTCCATTTTCTTTAGAAACATAATGTTTGGTACCTGCATATAAATTGTTTACTGTATTATTATCACTCACCAAATCGTGTCCTATCAAATATACCTCTTTTGGACTTTGTTGTTTGATGCCAATATAACCTGACATTGCACCACAAGCCCAACCTAAATCTTTTTCTTCACATATGTCCAATATATTATTAGACTTATCATTTGGTTTAATCCAACTGACATATGCAAAACTCTTATCAATCTTTTCTTTATATGTTGTTTTATCTCTACGCATAATATTAACGATACCTTGCATATTAGTACCATGATATACAAATTCAGTTGCATCGCCTCTCTCATTTTCATAGAGGCCGTCCCATTCTCTTTTTACATTGTCAACTTCATTCTTATTTAAACCTGCATATAACATCATCTCATAATGAGCCGCTGGTACTTTTGTCCAACTTCTAAACCATGCTTCATTATTATCACAATAACCAGAATGATATATTTCGTGGCATATACCTTGGTCTACAGCACATAAAACATCTGGTGTAAAATCTCTATATAAAGCATTGCAACCATAAATCTTACCATGTGGTCTTAATGATTCTAAATTAAAATCATCTCTACTACGGCCATTGCCTATACAGAATAATTTACTCATGTAAAAAAGTACCTTATCAAACTCATTCCTAAAAATGCAACAATTGTACCATTCAATAATAACAATGCTCTGTCGTGCCATAGATAACCTACCCAAGCCCAACCTATAGTACCAATAATTGAAAATACTACATCAAATATTCTTGGTACTTCTTCTACACTTCTACACATAACGGCAGTTAGAATAAAGAAACTAGCAATCCATTTTACATACCAAGATAGGTCACCTTTTGGTGTAATCTTTTTATATACACGACTAGAGTTAAGAGCTTTAATCTTATCATCTAGTTTTTGTTTTATAGGTTCAATCTCGTTTATCATCTTTCTTCTTTTTACCAAATATCTTTTCCCAATTTTCATCAAACTTTTTTCTGTCTGGTATTGGTCTTGGTTTACTTCCTTTACCACCATCCATTTGCCACTCCGAATCCAAATACATTTACAATAGAAAAGTAACCTACTAGCATCATAGGCCACGCTAATGCTCTACGATAGTGTGCATATACAGCTGTTACACTACCAATAAAGAAACCTGGATATACTAATCGCATATCGGGGTCATAGGCAGTTAGAGCTAGTGTCATACTTGCACCAACTGTAAAAATAAAACTAACTAATTCGAAATGGAAAGCAACCTTATCTGATTGATATGATGATTTCCAAAAATCTATAATTCTTTGCTTCATACAAAAATATCCTTCATAATCATTTTACATTCTGTACTATTATAGTTCAGAAACCCTTTTAACTTGGCCATCTTAAATGCGATTTTAGGCCATATAACTTTCTCTTTAATACCCACAGACCAGTTCTTACTATACGACAAAATGTCGTCAATGGCAATGGCGGTCTGGTAAGATGTCTTCTTTTGAATAAGTAATTGTAACAATCGTGGATGTTGTCCATTATGAGATAAGAAACCATCATTAAAAGAAATCCCACGCCGGCTAAAGTCAGAAACAATAAGTGAACAATCTGATTTAAAATGGTACGCAAATGCCCCATTATATTTTCTGTACGCCAAAAATTGTTCTTTTCCATCATTCTCTAATAAGTTTTTAATCCACTTTTTATCATCATATAAAAAATTTGCAACAAAGAAGTCTAAGATTTCATCTTGTTTGTACTTCTTTGAAAGTTTATGAAAGAAATATCGGTCATTACGACTCGTAAAAGTATCCAACTTCGCATTAACTTTTCCTTCATATTTATTGTAGTCATATGAAGCCTGAGTAAAATGTAGCTTGACGGCCAGGTAAGTTTTATATACTTCAAATCCACCATACATAATTAAATTTCATATTCAAAATTCTGTGTTTCTTCATTTATATGCACCTGTTTGGCACCGTTTCTAATATGAAAGTGTGTTGCCATTGGTGTCAAAGGCGATAGCGTCACTAATCTACTAATTGAGTTATGTTTTGTACACCATTCGCCTAACTTATTAATAATCTCTTTACCTGCACCTCTTTTCCTAGACCATACAGTATAGGCCACAGCAATATTACCCTCATTTGTTCTACTCATATAATCCATTTCTCTTACTGTATATGGTACTTCAGGACAAAAGGCAACACATACAATAGCTTCTATTTCATCTTTGTATTTAAGACCAAATATCTTTCTACCGTGTGTAATTCTAAATCCTAATGTAAGTTCAGGTCTAACAGGATCCTCAGATACATCTATGTTATCTAATTCAACAAGTTCAGTACCTCTAACCCACTTAAAAAAGTCATTAACATTATCTCTAAATATTTTCATCAAGCAAATACCTCGTACTAACAGGAAAGTGGTCTTTCATATGGTGCGCCAGCTGTTGTGTTATCATTCTTGTTTCTTCTTGTGAATCTGGTTTATTTCGTAAGTTACAGACTCGAGCAAACGCATATAAAGTTCCTGACCAATACCATTCTGTCATCATATTCTGAGGTAACACCATTCTTGCCATCTCTGGTGCTATGCCTTCTTCAATCATATTTTTGTAAACAGTTTTAGAAGCTTCTACAATTTCAGAAATATCATATTCATATTCTTTTGTACCACTTCCTTGTTTTTTATCTTCTGGTTTACTTCGCCATATGAAAGGCATATAAAATTCTGGTTCATCATCTACATATCTACGACTAACTTCATTCCAAACTAAACCAACTTGGTGTTTCACTAATTGTCGTGCAACAAATATAGGTGCTTTAATTAAGAATTGTAAACTTGCGTGACCAAATGGTGACCAATGATTATGTTCTGCAAGATACTTAATAAGTCTTTCGTCTTTTTCATCAAACTTTTCTTTTCTTTTAGAAAACGATACACGAGCTGCATTTACAACTGACAAATCACTTCCCATTTTATCAATCAATGTTATGTTCATATTGGTAACTTTCCTTGTGGCATACTAGCAGAGCCCTTTAATAATTTAAGGTCAATTGCTTCTGCTTTGATTTTTTCTTTTAGGGATTTTGAGATGAGGCCACTAACTTGGCCGGGGTCAATGTCTTTTTCTTTACAAAATTCTAAAACTGCCTCCATATATGAGATTCTTTTCTCTCTACGGACTTGTTCTATTTTTAAACTAAATTCTTTTGATTTCATAATATTAATATATCACAGTTTGTTGTTAAAGTAAAGCGTGGAGTGTTTCTGTTACGAGGTACACTCCACAAAACCCTAAGCAGACTAGGCTGCTAATGCAAAGTTATTATCGTTTGCGTTTAATTAGCATGAAAGGTTGCCACCTATTACTCTCTTACAGTTCTTTAGCACCTGTCGAATCCTACCACACCCCCCAAAAGCACACAAAGATTGTCTGTGTTAATCTCTTTATGTGCTTTTGGTGGAGGTGGAGGGAGTTGCACCCTCGTCCAGTTTACCTATCACCTGTCGTCAACAAGCAATTCTTATATATTGTTTCCAAAATTAGGGGTTAGCTGTGTATTATAACTAACAAAATAGATACAACTTTCCATACCTGATAAGGTAGTTATTGTTATCATTTGAGCATCACCCTCTTTTTGAACCCAATGTGTTACTATAAAAACTATTTCTCCGTCTGGTTGACTACCCGCTCTACCATTCGATATACTAAATGGTACAAAGTTGTGGTCATCAGCGTACTTTAATACCTCAGATGACATACCACACATTGCTGGTAAGCCATTCATATATAATTCATATTTCTTACCATTATCTTCTAACTGCGGAGCGTGATTGTCAGCGTTAGCAGCTAATGACAAAAATGATATAATTATTGCAATGAAAATGTTTCTCATGGCCGTCTCCTTACGATAAAATTCGGCCACCACTTTAATATTATTTTTGCTCTACTTTATCTTTGTTTTGTTCTTCAAAATATTTATAAAAGTAAGCTATTTCTTCTTTTAGTGGTTCAATATAATCTTTCTTATCTTTAACAAAAGCCTGAGTTGAACCATCTTCGCTAGCGATTAGAACGACAATCTGGTCAATCGGTGTACCAAAAAGTTCTTCATACATAATTGCATAAGCAGTTGTTTGTTTGAAGTAACCCTCACACCAACTTTCCAGTCTTTCTTTATTGGCTGTTTTAAAGTCAATAACAGATAATTTACCATTAAATTCACCAATACAATCTACTTGGCCAGCAAGTGTTAATTGTTTAGAATACATAATTGTTTCTAAGCAATGTATATTTTCAATTTGGTCAACATATGGTCGGATTAATTTAAATAATCCAAGAGGCAATACACTTCTTTCTGAAGGTGTTTCGCCTTTTAAATATTGTTCGATTAAAGTATGTGTAGATTTACCTCTACGAGCGGCACGACCCATTTCCCATTTGGCTGCATCTTCGCCAATAGAATCTCGCCACTTTTGAAGTTCTGCGGATTTCTTAACACCTAGTACAGTTGTTACGGAAGGATAGGCATGACCATCAATATCATAAAACCTAAAACCATTTACTTTTTTACCTTTTGTTTTAGGTAATTTACTCTCATCTAATTGTATAAAATTCTTTGCCATTTCAGTTCCTTTTTAATTAATATAGTTCATTATATAGTGTCATGCCTGATTTGTCAAGCCTTATGTGCCTTTTTGACTATATAAATCGTTTATATAATCTCTTTGCTCTCTACAGGCTTCTTCTTTCTTTCAGTCGGTCATTGACAAAGCTAACTCAGTAGTTTCGTTAACTCGTCTAGTCCAACCTTTACCAAAAGTATCAAAGGTACTTAATTGTTCATAGTAACTTTGTCTAGCACTTTGATAATCTTTGATTGTGTCTTCGATACCTTTTTCTTCAACATAACCTTTTAATGTTCTTAGTGTATTAGGACCAATACCACCGTCAACAACAGTACCAATCATTTTTTGTAGATACTTAGCTGCTCGGCCTGGACCTGCATTAACACCAAAGTCAAATACGCATAAATCTAATCCACCAGGAAGTTCATCGCCTTTTACTTTATCCCAATAACCTGTTTTGTAAATCGGCGCCACATCTTCAACTGTTAAGTCTTTCATATCTTTTGTGCCACCAAATTCTTCATATACTCTTTTAGTAACACCTAAATTAGTTTCGCCACCAGGATCCTTAGGATGATTTACATAACCACCTTCATGGTGTAAAATAGTTTCTAAACATTTATCGTAGTTTGATTGCATTTAGTTTTTCCTTTGCCTTTAATTTGAGTTTTTTCATCTCTTTTATTTTAGACCATAATGTAGAAGACCTATCTTCAGCTCGTTGCTTTTCAAGTTCGTTAACTTCTTTTTTCAACTGCTTATGTTTCGTCTTTGCATCCATGTTACCCCCTTGTGAGTTTTAGGATTTTCTCAATCTGTGCCTTAATAATTGGACCTCTATTTGGCCAATGTATGTAAGGTTCGTCTGATTTAGATAAGTTATATAAAAATGGTAATATAACTTTTTCTAATTCTTTAAATCTATTTTCATATGCTTCGTTGTTTACATCTTCAGTAATCGTATCCTTTTCAGCAACAATCTGCATAATTTCATTCATCATAGACTTAATTGATGAAACATCATCTTTAACTTTTGATAACTCTAAGTTTGAGTTTTCGATTACGGTAGGGTCAATAGCAGGTGCCGTTTCAGCTGGTTTTGAAACAGGCGTAATTCCCCAATCTTCATCTAAATCAAAACCTCGCATATAATCTGGTATATCTGCCATATTACTTTCCTTTTTTTTGTTGTGCTTGTCGTTTTTGGTGTTTCTGTAAAACTTGTCTTGTTTTAATATCTTTGATAGATTTATTACCGTATAAGTCATGCACTTTAGAACCTGGATGTGCGTCACCAATACGACTTAGCATATCTTTCCAGCCACCATCTGTTTTCATTCTACCCATACCCATAACTCCGCCTACAATGTTTACTTTGCTGATAAGTTGTTTCATATGAGGATTATTTTTCTTAAACTCATCAAGTTCAGCAATAGACATCATTTCGGTAGTTACTTCACCTGTTTTGGTATTTTCAAAATCATATGTTGGCATATTTTTTCCTATTTAAAGTATTTATTAAGGACTTCAAGTTGGTCATGGTATTCTGCAATGACCTTTAGTTCCTTTTCAATTGCTTCTAAAATATCTGGATGTTCACCAACACCAGCTGCGTTTTTTAAATACACTTCTACATTCATAGTGTGCTTAGCAATATGACCTTTTGCGTGTTGTTCGATTGCATCAATCATATTTTCTCTATTATATTCTTTACCTAATGCCATTATATCACTCCTTTACTTTGATATTGTTTGACGCCTTCTAAGTACCAAGTAGGTGCCTTAGCAGGTTTTTTCCATGTTGCAAATCTTACTTTTTCCATTATGTAATATTTACGATAACTTGCAACACTATCACCAGGTATTTTACAATAATCTGGCATTGCTGGTGTTGCATCTGTGCCTTTCTTTTTCCAATTTGCATTGGTAGGCGGATGAGATAATATACTGCCTAAAAGTCTAACCGATTTATGGTTTTGGACATGGCCATATCTCTTTTTAAATTCTTCATTTAGTTCTAACATATGATTATATAACCATACATAATTCCAGGCTGAGTCCATTACCCATATTGTACTAGGGTGTCTTACATGACTAGCCTTATATAAAACTGGTTCTAAATTAGGATTAGGGTGACGCCATCTTTTAATTTTACGACCATTTGCTGTCTTATCATAATATTCTGTACCATCTTGTACACGGTGTGCCGTTGATAACATCTGACAACTTTCTACAATCATTTTTGAAGTGTGTTTGTCACAAGCCATTCTAGCGGCCGTTTGTGGGTCTTGGTGCAAATAAAAAATGTTCATAATATATCTCCCTAGTGTAAGTGTTTATTGTATAAGTCCATTCTATCATACTTTTTACACAATTTAACAAATACATCAAACCAATAATTCTTAGCCCAATCACTCGTAGCTTGTTTACATACATTTATAACGGCCAGAATTTTCTGTTCTGTTGTTTGTGTATCTCCCATGATTCTTTTTAAGTCAATTGTGTGCATCATATCTACTAATATTACACTATTTTTAGTCATTTGTCAAGCCTATGGTTGTTTAGATTTCTCATTCCAGTCCATAACCTGGTCTAATTTAATTCTAATTTCATCTGGATCCAAATCTGATAGTTCTTTGGCACCTAGTTTTCTTACAAAACCCTTATAATCTCGTTCTTTTGCTCTGAGCTTGGCACTTTTGGCACGCTCTTTTTCTAATTCCTGTTTTAGGTTTACCGTTTTGGTTTTTTCAACCTCATTCAACCCTTCCTTCCGGGTTCTCAAGGAAATGTTGGCAGCTATCAATAATAATACCGCCAATGGGTCAAATACAAATATTAATATAATGATTACCCACCTAACAGCTTCATCAAAGTGGTCTTTTGCCTCATCACCATAAATGAGTTCTGCAATATATTTAATTGGTCCTACTTCGGCCTCAATCTTATCTTGTTCTAATTGTAATACTGATTTCTGTTCCGTAAGTTCACCAATCTTATCACTAGCACTATTAATTGCTGTTTGTAAAGTTTCTCTTTCTTCTTTTTGTTTTTCTCTTTCTTTTAAACCTCTAGTCACATATTCCATATCAATGTATGTGTCTAAAGCTTTATCTAAACTGTCTAATGTTTTAGTTGACCTATCAATAATGATTTGTTGTTGA